AATCCGTAGATGATCCTTGGAATCATTTAGATTGGTCAGAACTTTGTGGGTTAATCATGAGAAATATGGAGGAAAATCTCTTAGAAGACATGGTTAAAGTAAAGTCAAAAGAATTATTAAGCAAGTTAGATTTATTAAGTTAGAAATTATGGGATATACAAGCGAGGTACATATAGCAGTACCAAAGAAAGCAGAGAAAGAAATGGAGGCACTTTTAACTAAACATAATCTTCTAGCAGATGATGAGTATAGTTATAAGTTTAAAAAGAAACACCACACACAGAGGTGGAAAGAACATACTAATGGTGTTACTACAGATAAGTCTAAAGATATTATCCTATATCAAGCACTTAGTCTTAAGTGGTATGAAGAATATAAAGATGTTCAATCAATTAGAAGATTAGTAGAAGAATACGAACCAAGTGGTGCTTGTATTGTATGTGTTGGAGAAGATGATGCAGTACATTCAGCTATAGGAGATTACTATGATGTATTTAATATATATATGACAGTAGAATTAGTTTAAACTTAAATTAAATAAAAATGGAAAACAAGACAATAGATTGGGGTTTTAACGAGAGAGAGCCTCTAAACATAAGAAGTAAGGGGCATCAAGAGTTTCTTATAAATCAATACAATCGCAATAGACCTATTGATGAACAAGTCAAGTCTATGCCAGAATATATTAAAGCCTTAGAGAATAATGATGTTAAGTATCATGGTATGCGTAGCGTTACAATAACTGAACGCAGAGTATATCATAAGGTAGGTAAGATAACAATTGAACTACCTAAAGACTTACCATTAGATGAAACTGATGAGTGGCTAGACAATAATAAAGGTAAGTGGGAACAAACATTAGATAATGAGTTTAATGGTGCTACACTTGAGTATGGCTTAGGGTGGAATAACCCATCTTGCGATAATATGTGTGATGAAAGTGCAGACAGAGAAACAAGGTTTTCTATTGATGGAGAAAATTATGGAGGGCATATATTATGAGTAAAGTAAAGACAGGAATTTACGATAAACTACAAGGAAAGATGTTCTCATCAGAGATTGATGGTGCTATCAAGTTACACCTTAAAGAGAATGGTTACTATACAGATAACCTATGGCATATAAATGATGTAAGGGATAGGTTTGATTGTACTGATGAAGAAGCATATAAAATACTTGATAGAGTTTTATCAAGTGAGTACGCAGTAAGTGGTATACATGAGAGTATATCTCAAGTGGCACAAGATGAGTTTAATTTAAAATTTAAAGACAATGAATAAAACACAATATAAACCAAGCAGTACAACTTTATCAAAAGGAAATGTGTATATAGATAACTCAATCTTTATGGAGTTTGTAGATGAGATAGCTACTCAGATGACAGAGATAGCATACAAAGGCAAGGCTACAATAGAGATACAAGATGGTCTATCTGATGACACTTGCATTGTATTCACAGAAGAAGCACAAGACTTTTATAACGAGAGGTACGATGAGGTTGAGACAATGTTAAACAACACTCTTAGAGTATGTAGTAATAACGAACTAATAAATGACAACTAACATGGCACTATACGAGGTAGACATAAAATGGTGGGATGATCTTTGTGTAGAAACAAAGATAGTCTCTACAAACCCAGCATCTATTAATGATGACACCATCTTTTACACATTTAAAGATGAGGATGAAATAGAAGCGTTCATGCTTGAAGACCCTATTGGAGAGTTTCGAGTCCTTTCATACCTTGAACTTTAAGGGTATGATAGTGAACTTTGACAAACACCCTTGGGTACATCAAGGAAATATTAACAAAGTAAAAAAACTAATTATGAGTAGTGAAGAATTTAACCTAGCAAGGATAGAAACCTTAGAGAAAGAAATGAAAAGACTTAAAGATTTGATAAAAGAAAAAGAAGACACCTTAGCCTTAGAGAGGCAAAGAAATAGGGAGATGGTAACTGAAATGGAAGTAGAACTAGATAAATTTAGAGAAGATGATTAGAGTTAATGGAGTTGTACAGATTGGAAGTATAGACATAAATGATATGTGGATTGATGGTAAGCAAGATTGTTGTACTGAGTATAAACACTATATGAGGTTGGAAAGAAAATATATAAGAAAACTATACGAAGATCTTAGACAAGTAGCTTTAGATATAAAAGGTAAAGATGGATTTAAAGGAGGTCCTGATCAGATTGAGGGAAGAATTGACTATCTTGTACAGACAATACAAAGTAATTTTAGTGTCAAAGACTTAAAAGAGTTAATGGTAGGTAAACATTCTTTGGTGGAATTTATTATAAAAGCAAATGCAATACGAAAAAGAAATATTGAACAATCTCCTCAAGGAATTAGGCTTAGTTCAAAAAATAAACGACAGAATAAAGCCAAATAAACACCCATACATGAAGATTCTTGAGAAGTCTTTAAAAAGGAATAAGGTAAACTACGCTTACTTTCCTTGGACTGATAGCCTTGCTATAACTCAAGTAGATTTTGGGGAACATATATCTTTATCTCACACACTTATGATGCCATCTAAGAATGGTATAAGTGTTGTAATGATGATGAATAATAAAGATAAAGCAGAAGAAATAATGAGTGAGATGTGTGATAGCCTAGATTACATAATACCTGATCATATACCTTATGACATAATGGGCATCATGTAAAATAATAATAAAAAAAATTAGCAGATTATATAAAATAATTTACTATATTTGTATCAGAAATTTAATTTAATCAAAAACCAAAAAAATGGAAAAGTCAGAAACTATTGGCAAGTTAACCCTTGCCTTATCAAAGGTGCAGTCTCAATTAAGACCTGCTAAAGAAAACTCAAAGAACCCTTTTTTCAAGTCAAGCTATGCCGATCTAGGATCAGTATGGGACTCTGTTCGTAAGCTACTAGCAGAAAATGAACTTGCTATAATTCAGATGCCTACAGATGTGGGTGGTGTAACAACGATATTATCTCACTCTAGTGGAGAGTATCTAGCGTCTACTTGCTATATACCAGCAAAGGAAGACGCTCATGGTGTTGGTTCTGCTATATCTTACGCTAGAAGATACGCACTAGCATCGTTTGTAGGTGTTATAACAGGAGATGATGATGATGGTAATATGGCAGTGAAGGGTAAATCTAATAAAGTTACTGCTAAAACTACATCTAAGCCTAAGCTAACTGACTCTCAGTATAAGGGTATGATGAAGGCTATTGAAGATGGTAAAGGTAGTGTTGTTGAGCAGAAGATGGGTGGCTACACTCTAACTAAAACTCAACAAGATAACCTTAATAAAGTCCTTAAGTTATCTAAAACTTTAATGTAAGATGAGTTTAGATAATTTTATAAAGAAGTTAGTTGATGACTCTTTTTATTACTCTGACTACGAGTTTGTAACGAACTCGCAGTTGGGGTTAATAAAACAAGATGTCAGAACTTATAAGATGATGAGGGACAATCCTGACTTAAGAAAGGAAACGCTTCCTATGATATTTGGTAGGGCTTATCACGTTGCTATGCTTGAACCTAATGAGTTTAATCAGAAAGTAAAAGTATTTGACTCAACTACGAGGACTACTAAAGGTTTTAAAGAGTTTAAGGCTGATAACCCTAAAGCACCTACTATAATATTGCAGAAGGAGTATGATAAGATAATGAGGATGCAAGATGTTTTATTCTCTCATAGTGAGGTCACTGATCTTCTTCAGTCTGAGGGTGAGAGGGAAATAGCTAACGCTTGGCAAGATGATGATACAGGAGTGTTTTGTAAGGGTAAAGCTGATTACAGAAATAGTAAGACTCTTATAGACCTTAAGACTACTGCAGATGGCAGTCATTGGGGGTTTTCTAACTCTTGTAAGAGATATGGGTACGATAGACAATCAGCCTTCTATATGGATGGGTTTGATTGTGATGAGTTTGTATTTATAACTCAAGAGAAAGAAGAGCCATACAATGTATCTATATTTTATGCTGGTCAAGATTTTTTAGATAGAGGAAGGGAAGAGTATAAGTACCTATTAGATACATACAGAAGATTCTTTATAGATAATGAGGAATCTATTGATGAACATTTAATTATGGAAACATTATGACATTAAAAGATAAGATGGAGGAGGAGCGTGTAAGCGTTAATTGGCTATCACAAAGACTAGGGTTAAGCAGATCTACCCTAATAAAGTATTTAAGATCTCCTGATGAGTTTAAGGTTAAACACGTCAAAAAGATTGCTAAATACTTACATATAACAGAAAGAGATGCAATAGTTAATTATTTTATTAAAAACCAAAATTATGAGTAACAAGACAGAAAAAATCTACGTTGGAAATGGTGTAGAAAAATTTGATGGAGGCTTAGTAGAGTTTTCAGTAAACCTTACAAAGTTGAAGTCTCAAGCAGGGGAACACATATTTCCTGGGACAGATGGAGACAAGTACATTAAGTTGAAGGTTGTTAAGAAACGTGAGGCAGATCAGTATGGTAAAACTCACTATGTCGAAGTTGATACCTTTAAACCTGAGTCTAAGAAGGTAGAGCCTGTAGGTGACGACTTACCATTTTAGTATTAAGGGAGGGGGAGTAATCCCCTCCTTTTTTAACCTTAACCAAAAAAAACTACCATGAAGTATAGAATTTCAGACACAGATATAATAAACCTAGATAAGGTAGATTTCATAGAGGTAGATGCTAACTCTATAAAATTTCACGTAGGTTCTTCAGAGTACCAATCTTTTTATAATAACGAGATGGAGGCTGTGTGCGTTTTTAATAATATAAACGAACACGTATCATCAAAAGATATTAGGTTTTACAAAGGCAGTAAGCCTCAGACTGAAGCTGAAAGAAAAGAAAAAGCCTTCGAGATGTTTTGGAATCTTTATGATTACAGAAAGGATATGGTAAAGACAAGGAAAACATTTATGAATCTTACCATTACTGAAATGGGTAAAGCTATAAATGGTGTTAAGGACTATGTTGAGTCAACTCCAGATAAAAGTTACAGAAAGTTTCCTAGAACTTGGCTTAACTCTAAGGGATGGGAAGATGAGGTTAAGGTAGATAAAAAGAAAACTAACAGGTACGTTAAACCAAAATACATCACAGATGAAAGATAATTCAGAGATGGAGCAGATGCTTCTTGGTCGTATAATGTCGTACCCTAAAGAGTACTACGATAACCATAGCCTCATATCTAAAGATATATTCAGAGATCCTTTAAATAAAAAAATCTACTCAATAGTATCAGATAGGTTAGATAAGGGTAACAAGTTAGATATAGTTGTTCTATCTTCTTTAATTAAAGACTCGTTAGCTGACTATAGGATTGCTGAGTGTTACGCTAAAGATTTTAGCCATCATGACACTAAGCATATGGTCTTATACTTATCTTCAGAGGAGAAGAAGGTGAGGCTCAAGAAGGTAGTGGAGATGACTAATAATAAGATAAACAAAGGGGATGATCTTTTTGAGACCTTAGAGTTTATAGAGTCAGAGATAAAAATTATATCTGATGTTAGGGATAGCGATATGCCTGATATAAAGAAGCAGTTAAAGGTGTTGCATGACGATATACAGAGAAGGATGTCTTCAGATGACATGGTTGGTCTACCTACAGGTTTTCAATCTGTAGATAAGTTTACAGGAGGATGGCAAGAGACAGACTTTATTGTGATAGGTGGTGCCTCATCTATGGGTAAGACATCACTTGGTTTATCTTTCTGTTATAACTGTGCTAAAGCTGGAGTCCCTTCTGCTATATTCTCATACGAGATGGGGGATACACAACTATTACAAAGGTTAGTATCCTTAGAGAGCCTTGTAAACAATAGATATATAATGAAGGGAACACTTCAAGATGATGAGCTTAAGAGGGTTGATATGGCTATTGGTAAATTAGAAAACACAACATTATTTATAGATGAGTGTAAGGACTCTTCATTAAGGTACTTACTTAACAAAATTCGTCAGTACGTTATAACAAAACAGGTTAAGTTTGTATTGGTAGATTATCTTCAACTTGTTAAGGGTAGTGGTAGTTCTAGAGAGCAAGAGGTAGCGTTAGTGGCTCGTGAACTTAAGAATATAGCTAAAGAGCTTAACATTACTGTTGTTGCTCTATCTCAACTTAGTAGAGGTGTAGAGAGGAAGGAAGGGTGTAGACCTGGACTCTCAGATCTTAGAGAGAGTGGAGAGATCGAACAAGCTTCAGATATTGTTATGCTCGTGTATAGACCAGAATACTATGGTATAATGCAGGATGATAGTGGAAATAATACTGAAGGCTTGGTAGACCTTATCTTTGCTAAGGGTAGAAATATAGGTACAGGAACGTTACCCCTTAAGTTTCAAAAGGAGTATACTAGGTTTAGTGACCCTAATGACTTTGATAGTAAGTTTACATCAGTCAATCCTAACTCAGCTTTCTAGGGTTATGGGTGTAACATTTATAGTAGAATTTTTAATAGGGGTTATTTTTATTATTTGGTTTATAGAGGAGGCAATAAATAGATTGTTATGAATAAGATAGAAAAGAATAAAAAAGTAATATCAGATTTAATAAGGTACGCATACGAGAAGAAAGGTATTAACGCAAAGTTGCTTAAAAGTAGAAGAAGGTTTGTAGTTGATACAAATATAGCTTTAGCTAAATGTATTAAAGATAATATGTCTTTAACATTTCAAAATGTAGGGTTTATTTTCAATAAAAGTCATTGCACAATAGTTTATTATATGAAACAACATGATCTTTTATTTAAAACAGATAGTAGTTACGTGAAAGATTATCAAGATTATAAAAATTATATTGAGGATTATTATCTAAAAAACAATAAAAGTAAAGAGTTTGTTAAAGAAGATTTATCTATTTATTTAAGTAAAATGAATCAGTTGAGAGAAGAAAATAAATTATTAACAAATGAACTTGACACCTATAAAAAAGAAAATGAAACAATAAAATACGAATTAAAGAGGTTGTCAAAATTTGCTAATTGGTAATGTATGAAGAAAAAAATATATCACGCAAAGGTTAACTATAAGTGGAGGGTGGTAAGATATGTTAAGGGTGTTAGAAAGCCTACAAAGACTTGGAAGACATCTAGTATAAAGAGTTGCATAACAGATCTTGAACCTGAAGTTTTGAGTAATAATAAGGTGTTTATAAAAGGGTTAGAAATAAAACATAAGTCAACCCAAGAATTAGAAATTAAAGTATTATCAGTAGTAGATTACGAATATTTATGTATGTCAAATGATGTTTATTAACTAAATTAAATTAAAATGATTGAAGTATTAATTTTTGCTTTATGTGTAATAGGTGTATACATAACTTTAGAAATGATTAAGTATAACAAACAGTTAAAAGAAGATGAAAGGAATAATAACGAAGGTGCTCCAAGCATCAATCAAGAAAGGTATAACCTTAAACATAGTGCAGAGATACCTAAGGCTAAAATACAAAGTAAACGTAAGCCTGGTCGCCCTAAAAAAGAGACTACTAAACCTAAAAAAGTAAAGAAAAATGCAAGAAAAGATAAGAAAAAAGTGTAATGAGATTCGTGATCTCCTTATAGAAAAGAACATAGCTTATGGCAACTCCGTTTTCGATAAAGGTTTATTATTTGAGGTAGATCCTATGTACGCTATACAAGCTAGAATAAACGATAAACTCAATAGGATTAAGAGTAAAGAAACCTACATGAGTGAGAACGATCTTCTTGATGTAACTGGATACCTAATACTACTTCAGGTATACAAGGAGCATAAAGATGAGTGTAGGTATGATATACTATCTCAAATAGACAAAGACTTTAGCTTAAAAAACAATCATTATAATAATGAGGAAGGAGCCTAGATTTGAAAAAAATAGTGATAGAATCAGAGAAAAGGAAACTCTTCGTATCCTGCTAGAAGGTAAAGATTTAACCTTTACGCAGCTTGATAAGTTTGCTCCAGTAGACGCTGAAATTATAGATAACAAAACAATGGAGATCGTATCTCTATGTGAGGTAAAGACTATGAGCCTTAATATGTGTGACATAGAAAGAGCCAGAACATCTGTAAGGAAGATACAACATTGCCAAAAGGAAGCGTTGCATAGAGACCTTCCATTATGTATAGCCTGGAGATTCTTAGATGGCATTGGTTATATATGGATGAGAGAAATAACAAAAGCCACAGTTGAGTGGGGTGGCATGAAAAACCCACGACCAGGATCTATATGGGATAGAGAGCTACTATTCTATATAGACCTAGATTTACTAACAATAATTAAATTTTAGACATGAACAAGCAACAAAAAGATGCAGAGCAAAAGTACAAGTACGCAAAGTTCGACTGCGAAATGAGAGCTAAATCTGTAGAGATAGCTTCAAAATTATCAACAAATAATAGTGTCGCTTCTTTGCTAAAAGATGCAGGGACGATAGCAAAGTATATCTTTGGTGTGGTAGAACAACCAAAAGAAGATAAATAATTTGTATCTTGCCCTTTGTAATTTTATTAGATATGGCAAGTAAAAGTTCCAAGCATTATAAAAAGAATAAGGAGTCGTATGACAAAAAGAAAAAGTACGACTCCAAATATTCTTCATCAGAAGAGAGAAAAAAATATCGAGTTAAGCTAAACCTTTTTAATAGAAAGAATGGTAAAAAAGGTGATGGTAAAGATGCCTCTCATACTAAAGGTGGAAAGCTAGTTTTAGAAAGTCAATCTAAAAATAGAGCTAGGAATAGAGGAAAAAAGTAAATTATTTCTTACCTTTCCAGGATGCGATTCAAGAGAAGGAAGGGCAGAAAGATAACTAAAGCTAAGAAACATATTGCAGATGGTATTACATTTGCCTCAGGTCTAGAGCTTTACTGTTATAGAGCCTTAATAAAAGCAAAAATCCCCCACCAATACGAAGGAAGATCCTTCGAGCTTGTAGAAAAATTCAAGTTCGATGGTCTCCTAATGGATAAAGGGAAGACAAAAGGTAAGACAGTTTATAAGGAGAAGACAGGTAAGGTTAGAAACATATCTTACACTCCAGACTTTATAAACTTAGATAAAGGTTTTATAATAGAAACCAAAGGATTAAGAACTGCTGAATTTAAAATGAGGTTTAAGTTGTTTTTAAAGTATCTATACGATACAAACCAACACTTAGACGTATACGTCCCATCAAATCAAAAGGAAGTTGACGCAACTATAGATCTCATTTTAAGCAGGGGTTCTTTTAATTAACGTTGAGCAAGCTACGTGAGTGCTGCATATTTTTTTGTAGGGTAGAACTACTTTTAATTTCAGATTTAAATTTGAGGTTTTATCCTACGAGTTCTTTGTATAGAGGGGGTTAAAGATTTGATCGTCAGCAGCCCCCTCTATTACTATAAAATATAGTAAGATGAGTAAAGAAAAAGAAAAAGAATTAAGAGAAGCTCATATAAGATCAGAGCAGTCTAAAGTAGAAACCTTCGATTCTTGGATTATAGATTCTACAGGTGACGATCCTAAGTATGAGGATGACTGTGGTTGTGGTTGTGAAGATTCTTGTGATACATGATAGACAACAAACAAAAAAGAAAACCAAAAGGTAATATAAAATTTAATATAACCTTATCTGAAGAACAAAAGAGGGCTAAAGAAAATATCATAAATCATGCCTTTAGTTTTATTATAGGTAAAGCAGGTTCTGGTAAGACCCTCCTTGCTGTTCAGGTAGCGTTAGATATGTTTTTTAAAAGGCAGTATAGTAAGATTATTATTACTAGACCTACCATAGCCACTGAAGATAATGGGTTCCTTCCAGGAACTGAAAAAGAAAAGCTAGAGCCCTGGCTTGTACCTATCATGTCTAACATGAGGAAGGTATATAATAAGGCTGATAAGATTCAGAAGATGGTAGATGATGGAGACATAGAGCTTGTTTCTTTATCTCACTTCAGAGGTAGAACCTTTGATGACTCTGTAGTTATTGTAGATGAGTTTCAGAACTTAACTAAGTCACAACTTCGTATGGCACTAGGTAGGTTAGGAAAAGACTCTATAATGATATTCTGTGGAGACAATCAACAGATAGATCTTAAGGATCAAAACTACTCAGCGATACAGGACGTATCAAAGATAAAAGATAGCGAGTTTGTGTTTAAGGTTGTATTACAAGACAACCACAGACATAAGGCTATAGATGACGTACTAGAGCTTCTATCTAGTTACTAATCCCAGGTTATATATAAACATATTGGACCGAAGAATATCTGAACTTCGTTGTAAGGGATCTTGTCTGTAGGGTTAAAGGTTCTTACACCTAGTATAAACCCCTGTATTAATTGTATTCCTACTTCCATATGTTTACGTAAAAGAAAAGGAGGGAACTACCCCTCCTTCTTAACTAACCAAAAAAACCAAAACTATAGAAAGTCTTGAAGTGCTATAAAGGTAATAATTAAATTTTAATTATCATCTACATTTACAATATCTTCTCTATATCTATTAAAATATCTAATGTAAGCTTCCTCTATAACAGCTTTACTAACTCTAGAGTTGTATAATATAGCTTGTATGTCCTCTCCAGATACTCCATTTAATCTAGCACCAGCCATAAGATCAGCCATCTTGTTTAATTCCTCATCAAACTTAGGGTTATCTTTAGCTGACTGAATTACAGAGAATCTATCTTTAAGGTTTTCTTTACCCATTCTGTCAACCATATCTTTGTATAAGAAGTTACCTTTAATGGCTAAACCTTTATTAACGTTTACTCTACTAACTCTAAGACCAAAGAATGCTAAAGCTTCGTATCCTGGAACTAGTTCTGAGTCTGCATCAAATATAGCCTCTCCAGTTCTAGTAATACCTCTAGTAACTCCTGGTTGTAGTTTTTGTCCTACATATACAGCCATCTTCATAGCTTTTGTTGGTCCAGAATCTGTACTGTTATATATCTTACCACCTTTGTTGGATACAGCATCCTGCATTACAATTCTAGTCATCTCATCCCCAAGGAATGGTTGATACATTCTTTCAAGAACTCTCATTGCAGACTCTTCACCAAGCTTAGTGTCTATATCATTAAATGATAATCTTATCATATCTTTAATATAACCTACACCAGATACACTAGAAAAGTTTATGTAATCAAAGTAATGATCTCCCTCTGTTTGACCTTCAAACTGTCTAGATTCTAACATACCTTGCTCCATATAAGATATATTCCCTGAAGCGTCCCACTCAGGAAGTAGTAAACGCATCTTTCTTTCTTCTACCTCTTCATCATCAGTATCTCCACCAAAACCTAACATAGATCCTAAGAACTGTGCTGTATAAAGTTGAAGACCTTCAAGTAGAGTCATAGTAGCTATAGTACCAGCAAGTCTAGTAGCACCAATCTTTTTGATTTTAGGATTATTACTACTAAGCTCATCAAAGCCTAGCACAACAGCATTCTTGGAATTACGCAAAGACTCAGCTTGAAACGCAACAAAGGAACCTATCAAAGGAGACCTACCAATAAGTCTAATTATTCTAGGAATCTCGTTGTAGTTAGGGTATAGACTTATTATATTTTTAGCAGCTAATTCCTCTGCTGTTTTAGTATCTATACCAGCTTTTATATATCTAGACTTTTCGTTTAAGTACCCAAATATTTTCCAAACATCATCCTCAGCTTGATAAGCTTTCATAAACTTTTCATCAAAATACTTTATTGGCTTTCCTATACTTCTTTTAGCTTTAGATATAAGCTTTTGAATGTTACCATTACTCTCGTCTAAGTACTCAGATAAATCAAACTTAGAGTTTCCTATATCCTCAGCTATACCTCTTATTTCTTGAAGTGATGCTGACGAACTTACAACACCTAGACCTACTAACTTTTCATATAACTCTACAAAGTCTTGGCTTTTCATATTTTTAAAGACTTGTATAGAAGTTTTAGCGTCCTGATACATACCACCTCTAAATCCTATGTGACCATTCATCATAGCAAAGGCTGTGTTACCAATAAGGTTTTTAACGTGAGTACCAGGATTCCATACAGTCTTCATCTTCTTATTTAAAAGAACTGTAGACATATATAGGTTGTAAAGTTTTTGAACTTGTCCAGAATCTAAGTTTTCAGAAACTTGATTCATCACAGTAAACATTTCTTCGTCTACAAATTTACCTTCAAGCGTACCCCATCTAGACCCCTCAAGCTTATAAAAATTATCAAGGGTTTGAACATCAGATATAAATGTCCCTTGACCAATATCATTAAGATCTTTATACATTCTCTCAGCAGATATTGTTCTAGCTATCTTACTTACAGTATTACTGTAGTTATATAGAGGGTTATCTATCTCTCCCCACAGGTCTCTAATCTCTTTAGGTACAGCTTTTTTCTCTTTAAATATAGAGGTGACTCTAGATAAGTTATCTAAAGACCCACTCTTAGAGAGGCTACGAAGAATACCTTTTTCTTCTGTTAACTTTCTAAAAGCAACACCACTAATTTCTTCTAGTCTTTTCTCTGAAGCGTTAGGATTATCTTTCTTAGCTTCCTGATATAAGAAGTCTTTAGCCCTCTTTATTATGTCGTTATCTGTCTGCTCCCAACCTTTAACTTCAAACTGTTTGTATGACCTTCTTACGTAGACTTCCATATTAGCGTCTACAGTGAACATCGTCTGACCCTCTATAAGACCTTCTCTAATTAATGTCTTACTAAGTCTATCTATGTGCATCCTCATATCTATAAGTGCAAACTTAAGCTCTGAGTCTTCCATAGATCTAATATCGTCCATGTTATGTAGTAGGTCGTTAACTTGCTCTGAAGTTAGGTCGCTACCTTCCATGGCTTCTTTTAGTTTTTTAGCGTTCTCAGATACTCTAAGAAGCTCTACGTTAAGATTACCCTTACTGCGAACCATTATCTCTTTTATCTCCTCGTTAGAGTGAGTACCAAATGGTTTAGCTAATAGGTTTGTTAACCTAGTATCGTAAGCCTTTCCTTTATCAAATCCTAAGCTAGATAGAGCTTGACTTACATAACCACCTGCAGTATAGTCAGCATTTACTAAAGCTTCAGATATATCAAAAGCTACACTTGCTAAACCTGAGGTGTACACGTTAGTCTCTCCTTCCTCTTGAGGGGCTTGAAACCTAAGTGGACCAACCTTATCAGTTGCAGCCTTAAGCTCTGGGGTTAGGTTTATTACTGCGTTAGGGTATTCTTTTTTAGGTAAAGTAAACCTTTCGTTAATAGACTTAAATAGAATAGCACTTGTCTTATTGTAAAAATACATTATAGCCATATCCTTTATCTTTTCAACACTATCGTAGCTATCTTTATACTCATCAAATTTATTGTAAGTTTTTTCAAATAACTCTCCAGTATTAGGATCTGTAAACTCAGTTCTTATATATGTATTTCCGTCTTCGCTGTTAAAAACATTTAACTTGGGTTTGTAAGGCTTTAAAGCGTCAAAATCAAACGTGTGAACGTCAGTATCTCCAGCAGTTGCCCTAAAGGTATGTGAATATCTTCTAGATTCTAAGAAGGCATCAGATTTAAGTGATTGGAAATCAGAAATATCTATTATACTTTCAACCCCATACTTCATCCCCTTAACCAACCTCTTAAGTTCGTTGTTGATATTTTTAGGAACGATCTTGTTATAGAACTCTGCTGTTCTACCATCGCTGTGTCCTTGAATAATATCAGATTGTTTCCCATTAACAAAGGCTATCTGATCGTACCCCTCTTTAGAGGCTTGATTGATAAGTTTTCTAATAGTTAAACCAACCCATAGGTCTGTTTGACCCCAAGGCATATCCCTTAAAGCATCTATATTTCTAGCTTTTTTTATTTCTAATTGTAAATATCTCTGGTAATTTTTTAAATCCTCAGTTGGTTTTGAATTACTTATCCTTTCATTAATTTTTTCAAGTGATTCAGAAATTCTATAACTTCCACTTTTTACAATAAAATCTTGAACCCAAGGGTCTTTTATTAATGAAGTTTCATGTATTAAATTACCAGAAGCATCAGTATCTAATACTCCATATACCCTGCCAAGACTATCAAACTCATTCTGTTCTTCTGAAGTAAGTGGGGGGTAATCTTTCTTAAACCCAATTTTCACTCCAGTTTTTTTCTTATCAGCAGCCCTTTGAGCCCAATCAGACTGCATCTCTTGAACGAAGAGAACTTTCTCCCCGTTAGGACCAACTCTATCATCTACCCTAGCAGAAGCTATTAAGTTTTGACCAAGCTCATAGTAGTGAGGAGCTTTAAATATATCATCAGGAGACTTATCCCTAATAAGGAACTCTCTGTAGTTTTTACCTCCAGGGAGAGTTACTTCAGGATACCTATAAGTATCTTCTTTTCCTAGATATTTATTTGCTAAAATCTTAGTCTCTATCTGAGCCATATTAGTAGCTATCAGTTGAGAGACAACCTCCTTAGGAACACTCTTAACCTTAGCGTCCTTTTTATAAGCTTTAAGGAGTTCTAATAACCCCATAGTGTCAACATCCTTTGAAGCACCTTTAACGCCTTTACCTATCTCCTTAACCCACTGTTCTGGTTGTCTGTTATTATCAGATAACATAGATAGGGATACTAAAGAGTTAGGTGTATACTCCATTTCGTATGTAGGAGCTTGGAATCTTAATCCTGTTCTTCTATCTGTAAATCTCTCATCAGAAGGTGTGGTCTTCTCAGCGTTCTTAGCGTAAACTAACCCACCAATTTGAACAACCTGCTCTGCACCCACAACTGGCATACCATCTAATCTATCGTAGAAGTACGAATGTCTAAATGGATTCATACCAATTTGCGACCATGAAGGGTCATTCATTACGTCAACAACAATCTGTTTAGCACTCTCACCTCTAGCTTTAGCATTAGCTCCCTCTAATGGACTCCAACTACCTAGCATTCTAGCAATGGTAGACTTACTTAATTTACCTCTAGCTATTCCTAATGAGACACCAGGATTAGATATAAACTCAACGTTGTTTATTCTAGCAACGTTTGTGTAAGACATAGCCTTACCTCTACCATCTTCGTGCACTGTAATAGCCCATATATTTTTGTTTGTGTAAGCAGGAATATCTAATCTCAATCCTACAGGTGTTCCCTCTTCTATAGGTACATCTAACCTACCTTCAACCTTTGATCCTACAGCAGTTTCAATATCTTCTAGACTTGCAGGGTCTATAAATTGAGTTATAGGCTTAATAGGGCTGTTCTCTTGAACGATTTCTAAATACTCCTCTTGGTTTATCTTACCATCGAAATAAGACTGTGCAGCCTCTCTTACCTCTTCTCTTCTATTAGTGATAGCTAAATCACCTCTACCTATCTTAGATTCTTGCCACTGCACCTCTTCTACTTGAGGAGCCTGCATTCTAATACCACCTACTTGATCAGATTTTATATCATAAAGTACAGTACCGTAGGTTGAGTTGTCAGCATCTTTATTATACCTAGAATCTACACCTTCAAACCCTAAAGCCTTCATTATAAGAGTCGAAGGACTATCAATATTATTTGGATCGTTTAACTTTGAGTTAATATCATTAACAAATTGACTTCTTTGCTCTGAAGTTAAATTAACACCAGTAATAGATTCTACTTCTTTTATCTCTCTTCCAAATATCTCATACTTATTAACATCTCTATCAAAGGAATTATTATTTATAGACTTAAGAGCATCATGCAATTTAATAGTACCAGGAGCTAAATTATAACTGTTTAAGTTAATAACAGAAATTCTTCTGTCATCATAAGCCTTAGCTCTATTAAGGTCGCTGAAAAAATAAAAACCTGTACCAAAATGCCCAGTACTCCTACCTTGTCTCATTTTAGATTTATATTCAGCCTTAGTTGTTAAATCTCCAGACCTAAAAGCTAAACCAGATTTAATATCTAATAGTGTTTGTAATTCTTTAGAGTTTCTCGTAGATTTAATTTTCTGATCTAAGTCATTTACATATTCTTCTGCTACTTCAGGAGCCTGCATTCTAATCTTCTCAGATATTTTTAAAGGAGTAGTAGATACTCCAGCCATTGGTGGCATTATCTGACTTCTTCTTGAGCTTATCTTACCAACACTACTCTTACCTGTAGTTTCTCCAATAATAGTATTAGTCATTGGATCTTCAGCTACATCATACCAAAATTCTCTGTTATCCAACCTATGTATCTTAGCTCTATTCCCTTTTTCAGAAACTATAGTAGTACCATAGCTTTCATACTCATCAGTTTTAATAGCTTTTACAGGACCATCTATCTCAAGAACAGCATAAACTTTATCAGTAACTTCTTCACCTCTAAGTTCTGGCTCTGTAAGTACGTTAACTAAAGCCTTTTTCATGCTACCTACATTAGGTTCTCCCTTCTTATTAAATTTTACTAAACTTTCATCACCCATTGTGGTTTTGATAAAGTTTACAAAATTAGTTTTACTAGATCCAGACTCAAGAGATGATTTAACATAAGTTAAAAATTTATCAGAAAATAATCCTCGATCTTTAAACTTACTTTTTTTATTATCTAACTTATCCCAAACCTTTTCAATAACACTTTGTTCAAATTTAGAACTTGCTCTGTAAGGTTTTAATCCTAATTTTAACCCATCTCCTTTAGGGTCAACTTCATTTGCTGCATCTATTAATGCTTTATATACTTTAGGCTTACTTAATCCTATTTTAGATATAAAGTTGGAGGATGTAAACAAGTTAATTAAACCTCTAGACATAGCTGTATTTGAAAGTAGCTTACCTTCTCTAGCTGTGGTTAAACCCATATATATCTTTCCACCATTAGCCTCCAACATAGAATTTAATTGTTTAGCCATTGAGTTTGCAGCATTATCTGTTGAAGCCCAGAAATAACCATCTTCGTTATGCTTAAAAGTGTAATATATGCCACCCTTACCTTCAACTAGTATAGTTCCATCCTTGTCAATTATAGATCCTGAAAATGTAGCATCAGGAGAGTGTATCATCATCGTTTTACCCTTAAAATCTTGTATAGTCATACCACTAGTGATAAGACCTTCACCCTCCATTTGAGAGAAAGCTTCAGAGTTAATATCGTAAGTATACTGAACTTGAGTTCTCCTATCAATAGCATCTAATTGATACTTAGGTAAAACAGTCTCTTCTGTATCTCCAACCTCAAACTCTACCCCTCCAACAGTAATCTTTCTACCATCAACTAAAGCACTAGCTAAATCTGTTCTTAAGTCAGATAAAGACATAGTAGCAAGGTCTATAGCTTCAACATTCTCAGGGAATGATGTCACGCCAATCTTAGTTAGAATAGCTTTTATAACTTCTCTAAGCCTATTAAGTCTAGAGCCTTTATTCTTAAAGTGACCATAAGCAGCATCACCCATCATCTCAGCAAAAGCTTCTTCTATCTGACCTTCTTTAGATAATCCTTCGTAGTTAGCCTTAGCCCAATCAAGGTAAGATCCCTTCATTCTACGACCATCCTTCATCACTCTTCTCTTAATATTACCCTCTGAAACTTCTGCCTCTATTCTTTTATACAACTCAGGATCAGACTTCTTAATAAAGTCAACCATTGGGTGAATAATCTCGTGGAATAAAGTATTACCACGAACAGTTTCAAGGTTTACGTATATAGTTTTGTCAACAAAGAAAGAACCTCTTTTTCTTTCAGCAGCATACTTTTCAGCTTTAGCTTCAGCTTTTTCCTCTGAGACACCATCTTTAATATATCTATCTTTTTGAATAGATTTTATCTGACCCTCCATAGCCTTACTATTTCTAACTATGTTAACGTTAAGACCACCAATAGAACTAAGAAGTTTTAAAGCGAAGCCTAAAGCTCTCTTACGATCTTCAGTAACTCCATCAAAAAGTTCACTATCATATTCTGAATGATTCTCATCTAACTTATGAACATTCTCTGAGTTAAAGTTCTTACCATAACTTGTTTTAGAAAAGTCAAGACCTGTGTGCATAGATATCTTTCTACCACCAACACTCATTATACTTAGAGCGTCCATCTTTCTAGCTCCTGGACCTTTAATGTTGTTTTTAGGATTTAAAGGAACCACAGATCCATCACTATACATCAGACCATCCTTTGATGAGAATATAGAATCTTGACCAAACTGTCTTCCAAGATCTAAAGCTTTAGCATTATTTATACCTGTAACTAATAAGCTCTCTTCAGCAACACCATTATACACACCTTGAACAGTGTAGTAAGTAGCTCCTGCTTCGTCTAACATAGATTTAAGCTTATCCATTCTAGAACTTCTTTCTTCTACTGTTAAACCTTCCTTCTCTGAAGTTAAAACGTGATAATCATTATTATCTATAACCTCTTTAGGTATATCATCAAGAGATTCTTTCTTAGTCTGTATAAATAGTTTATTGTTAGCAGGAAATAATTCACTCTCTAACATCTCTCCTTCCTTAGCAGCATCTCTCTTAGCCTCGAAGTCTTTTAAAGCGTTCTTAGCCTCGTTAAGGTTTTTAAATTTACCCTCAACAACTTTAGACTTCTGAACATTTTCTCCTTTTACAGAGATAGACTTTTGACTTTCAGATACTACTACCTTAGGATTCTTACTCTTATCTTTTATTTGTTTTTTAACGCTATCGTACTGCTCTTTAGTTTCTATTTTAGAAACTTCTACAGTTTCAGTAACGTCAGATAAAGATGTATCTTGACTCTGTGTAGCGTCAGCTATCTCTATACCTTTTTCTTTTAGTATAGCCTTAGATTTTGCTCTTGTAGCTTTAGTACTTTCAGATATATTGTATATAGATTTCTTACCCTCAGATTCCATCTCAGCTGTTGCTTCAGATAAAGTGTTTAAGTCTTCTGTAGAAACATCTTCAGATGCTTCAACCTTATCTAGTATATTTTGAACAGCCTTTTCTTTCTCGAACATAACCTCTCTAGAAGCTACAGCATCAGGAGCATAGAAACCATAAACAATTTCTTCTAACTGTTGCTTTGCTACATCATTCATAGAAGCTTCCATGTTGATAACACCTCTTCTTATTTGATCAGCAACCTCTGGGTCTTTAACAAATTTCAAAGCTTTAGCTCTACTCATTTCTTGTTTAGAACCATCCTCCATAGTAAATACTGTAGAGATATTTTCATCTAGTATTTTAAACTTATCTAAAGACTTAAATATATAAGGAGTTGTGTGCATACCACCACCCATTATACCACCAACAAGGGTAGCATCAGATATTCTTACAGCTAATTCTTCAATACCTTTATACTCTGCTGATCCAGTAATTAAATCTGTCATAGCGTTACTAAGTTCTGTGGCCCCCTCTGATAAACCTTCCACTCTAGTGCTTCTACCAAGACCTTTTATGAATCCCTCTGCTATCTCTCCTGGCTTTATTTTACCTAAAGCAAAAACTCCTCTACTAGCATTAACAGCATCTAAAGTGAACTTTTCAAAAAACATCTCAGCTCCACCAGTTAAGACAGAGTTTAGTAAAATCATAGTATCAGATATATCTATATCACCTTTTAACCTTTGTTCTTTAAGCTCTAAAGATTTAAGACCACCTGCAGAAACACCAGCCAAACCAAGAGTAGCTTCACCAAGGCCTAAAGGTGCTGCTCCATACATAGATAATATTAAGGGTGCAGACTCAGCCAAAGCGTTAGTTGTTTGAAAAAAAGCGTCACCAAAGTTTCCTTCAAGTAAAGATTTAGTCATTGAGTCTTCTGCGTATACCCTTGTTTTTTCACGAACTTTATTCGCTTTATCATGTACTTTTCTAGCTAAATTACCTCCAAGATTTTGATACATCAATCTTTGATAAGGATTTGTAGCTGAACCCATACCTTCTAAAAACTCTAAAGGACCAGCAGCTAGCAGATCTAAAGCACCAGCATAAAAAGACTGTGCTACATCTCCCCACTGTCCACCAGACTCAGCTTGTCTTTCAAATAAGTTTTGTAAAGATGTAAGTACTTCGTTAGCATCAGGATTTACCACTTTAACATTTACCTCTCCACTCTGTATTTTATCTACAAAGTTTTGGTTATACATGTTTCTTTCAAACTCCTTAACGCTAACTGGCTCGTTATTAATCTGAAGAAATTCTACAGGCATATATCCCATATCAACTCCTTGAGCCTTGAACTGTTCTTCCCTCTGATTTGGAGGGTAGTTTACCATTATAAGATCAGCCTTAGCATTGTTATATTGTTTCTTAGCTTCAAAGATCTTATCATCATTATCGACCATAAACTGATTAGCCTTATCTACCTCTGTAGTAAAGTAATCCTCTTCTAAGTCTTCAGTACTAGTGATGTTTTTATACATCTTTTCAAAGAAACCAAGCTCTTCATCAGCTTTCTTTTCTTCTACTTCTTCCTGTAAAGATTGTTGTTTGATTGCTTCAAAGTTTGCTACCTCATCGTAGTTTAAACCTTGAGCTTCATAGAATGGTCTTAGTTCTTCTGCTTTAACCTGAGTGGACTTATCCTCATCAGATAGGTTGGCTAACCTTTCTTCTACACTAGCTTGAGTGCTTTCGACCAAAGAAGACTGACCATCCACCAAGGGTGATGGAGTATCCTCTGTAACCTTGGAAGACATCGCATTTTGTAATTCTGAAGAATCTTTTTTTTTTAACCCAAGTAACTCTTTATATTCGTCTTCAGAACCATTGTAACCAGATTCTTTAAACAAACCATAAGAGTCTGCAAAAGCCTCAGCGTTATCAGATAACAAACTATAAAACTCATTTATATCTCCATTATACCCTGTATTAGTAAACAGCGTATGTGCGTCTTGTAATGCTTCTTCGTTCATTATTATTATTTATTGTATTTTGATCCTACTCCTTGACTTGATGACCCTTGAGCAGATCCTAATTGATATATTTTATAAGCCTTAGCGTTGTCTTTTAATTTTTCAGAAACACTACTTAATCTAGATATAGGTACTATAACTTCTACAGTATTAAAAGAAACTGCAGCAATAGGAACATTTCCTGTAGTTAAACCAACTCTAGTTACGTTACCTGTAACTGGTTTATTAGAGTCTTTTACTTGTTCTTTATAAAGAGTTTCAAAAGTATTTTGTAATTCTCCTTGACCTTCAATTAAGTACTCAGGTTTAAGACCTACTGTTAGTTTATTACCAACAACATCATCAATAAAATTAGGATCAGCCTTTACTTGAATATTACCAAAGCTTTCAATTTCAGTTGATGGAGCTGTAAGAAGGTTAATATCTTCCTGACTTAATCCATCTCCTTCTATTTCTTCGCCTTTGGTTTTTCTAGTCAGGAGAGTATTTCTATTTGCAGTCTCCCTACTCCATATTTTTTCACCAAGATATTTAACATAATCAGTGTGAAGTTTCTCATCAAAAAATTCAGACTTAGGGTTGAATCTCTCTCTTTCTTCTGGTTTAGGATCATCTTTAATACCTTCTTTTTCTAATAAATAAGCTCCTATACCATCATAAACATTACCACCTATCTCAAATCTTTCGTTAGTCATATAATCTTTCTCAGCTTGAGTAGATACAAAATTTTTTGTATTAGGATTTATTAAATGATTCTTTTCAAAAGTGTTTAAGAATTGAGTTTTATCTCCAGGATTTAAACCACTATAAGTATTACCATCAGCTCCAATAAAAGATACTGACTCCATACCTTCTAAATCTGCAAGATACCCAGGAGTAGTCTCATCAACTATAACTTGACCATCAAAGTCATTAGAGAATGATGCTATTCTAGATTGTAAATCAAAAGTACCATCATTAATTTCTTGAAAGATATTATCTCTATTTATATCTATCATATTATTACCCTCCTCATCAGTCTGGTATCTTAAACTAGCAGCATCTTCATTTAAAGGGTTGTATAAAGCAAGCTTGGTATCAAGTCCACCTGCATAATCTACAAACAACTTTAAGTTGTCTTTCATCTCGTTAATCTTAGCCTGAACTTCAGGGTCTTGATTATCGTAATTATCTCCTACAAACTTGTTAAATTCTCTTGTTCTGTTAGATATTGCTAACTTTAATCTAGGATCTGATACTCCTGAAAAATCTGAATCTACAGAAGACTTATTTAAATTATCTTTTCTAGCATTTCTTCTTCTATCTGCAGCTTCTTGCTTTCTAAGCTCTAACATCTCTTGTTGCATAGCAAGTCTTTGCCTAGCATTCTCTTCCTGTAAAAGATTACGATTGTTTTTAAGAACTTGTCCTGTAAAAAATAAAGCTTTACTCATGCCCTAGTATTTAGATTTCATGTAAGCACCCATTCTAGCTTTCACCTTGGCTAGGTAACCTCCTGCCATCATCTTTGGTGCGTCTGTTCGACCTTCTTCCTTAACCATAAAGTCTCTATACTTTCTTATAAAGTCTATCTCAGCTTTATTTGTCGAGTCTATGTCAAAAGATAGCCTGTTATTTATAAAATTTACTAAGCCTGCAGGGTTTGTTGGGTCCTCATCAAATGGAAGTTGACCTAAATTTCTAACCTCTTTAGAGCTAGCCTTCATAGCTTTTTCAATCTCTTGAGTTCTAGCCATGTCTAGTGGAGGTGTAGTTGGTTCTGTAACCTTACCACCTTCTTGAGCCATATCTTGATTATCATCATCCCCTATAACGTTCTCGTCATACTTAGCAACCAAATCTTCCATAAGCTTAAAGGCAGCATCTTTATCTCCCTCTTGTAAAGCAGACCTTACAGCTTCTACATCATCTGGAGGTAGGATTAACTCTCCCCCTGTAGCTTCACCAATCTTCTCACCATCTTGTACCATGTCAATAGGATTGTCTTTATGGTCAAACTCTCCAGGGGTAACTCCACCCTCTTCAGCATCTATCTTACCACCTTTAGCCATAGAAGCTACTCCACTTAAAACATCTTCAGCTCCTCCAAATATATTCTGAGTTCCAGCAGCCTTCTCACCTCTTATACCTTCAATCTCTTGTCCTGCTACAGCTAGCCTCTGACCCTCTACAGCTCTCTGCTCTTGAGATAAGTTTTGCATAGCTCTACGTCTAGCCTCATCCTGCATACCCATAAGGTTTGTTCTCTGTCTAGCAGCTTGACCTTCTAAAGCCTGAACTCCTGCTAAAACATTTCTAGGGTCTTTACTTAAAGCACCCATAGCAGAAGCTCTATCAGCAGCCTGCTGTTGTTGCATTCTTTCTATATAACTTTGGTCTATAGGCTCATCAGCCATTTGCTGAGTGGCTTGACTTACTCCCATTTTTAATCTATCCTGATCGAAATCTTTCTGAGCTTTTCTAGCTCTACCAGCTTGGATAGCTCCGTAAGCCATCTTACCTAAACCTAAAGCTGCAGTAGCAGCACCAGCAAAAGCTTTCTTAGATTTCTTCTTTTTATTATACTTGGGGTAATATGCCATAATTTTGAATTTTTACAAATGTACTAATTTTTTTTTATTATTTATCACTAAGTTCGCTCTTGTCTACATCAACGCTAGCTCCATAAAGGTTATGCTTATACTTAGACTTATAAGGAGTGTCTTTATCAGTAGATAAGGTTGTCATCATATAACTACCCTTCATCTTCTCTCCCTCTACCTTTCCATCTTTAACAACGAATAAGAATCCATTAAAGGTTTCCTCTGAATAGTTGTTTGATATAACAAAGCCAATAGAAGAATTAGAAATAGAGTATGGATAACCTAAGAATACAGTAGAGCCATCAAGTCTCTGAAGATATAATTTATAATCTGTTGGTAAAACAAGACCACTATCTATGTTTGTACTTTTTTCACAAATAAAAACATTTCCAATTGTGTATATTGATGATGTTACATCAGATATAATATTACCATCTCCTTCATCATACATTAAATACTCAGCACCAACAATCATTTGATTTGGCTTAATTGTCTGTCTAATTGGTACAACATCAAAAAATGTATCTGCAGTAAATGTTCTAGTAATTGATTGACTAGATCCTTGATAACTACCAATTTTACCAACACCAAAGAACTCAGATCCATCACCACGATCTTCTCCTGAAAAAGTATACCCTGCACGTGTAGACTGTACTTCCTCCATAGACGATACAAAAGGAATGCTAGAGTAGTGAATACCTTCCTTAGTTTTGTAATCTAAAACCTCCATGTGAGTTTTGTCACATAACAAATTAATCTGATCATCTAAGTATAATATAGTATTAGATATTACAGACCTTACTATTCTTAAAACACCTAAGTAAGAGCCAAAATTATCAATACCATATATCTTTACAATATCACCCTTCTTAACATCTTTAAAAAACTTAGTGTTAACACCTTGAATGATAGCTATATCTTGATTCTCATTAAGATTTTGAATGAGTCCGTCAACACGTCTATATCCAATTTCTGTGCTTATAGTATTCTCATAAGCTTCTTTAAACCCATTAGTTGGACCTTGAACAGTCTGTCCTATGTTTGTATACATAGAAGTAAACCACTTACTATCACCCTCTAAAGTTATAGAGTTATAAGCCTTTACAGCTGAAGGTTCTGCGTTAAATGGAAACTGTATTGTAGAGGCGTACTGAGTGCTATACAAATTATTATATAAGTTCTGATAATTATTAGGGTTAGTCATAGATAAATCTGTATAGTATCTATCAGTAAGGTTATGCTTAAATAATCTACCTTCTTCAAACCCTATAAACTGTCTTCCTACTCTACCATAAAACTCTGGGTAGAAAGTATAGAAAGATGTCCACCTATTAGTTCTCTCATTAAAAGCTATAGTCTTAGCGTCATATATTTTTGTAGATTCATTATTTTGAAACTTATCTCTATACGAGTCCCATAAAACAGACTCTTCAGACCACCTTCCTTTTGAACTAAATATATCAGGGAAGGTAACTATATACTCATCATACTTAGCATCATATCCAGCAACAATCTTAAATATACTTCCTCGTTGATTTTCAGGATCATTCATCACATAGACCTCTCCAATATCTCTAAAGTAATCTCTCATACCATTATCAGAAATTACTGTAAGACCATCAGCAGATAACCTTAATACAGCACCCCTCTTAATGTCAACAAAGTAAAACTTGTTATTGAACTTAACTATACTTTCAGGCTGAATACAACAACCATACTCTCCAGCATACAGACTAACATAATCATCTATAACATTTGTTGATAGAGATACTAAGCCCTCTCCAGAGGCAGTATTAAGTATATCTTTACCTACAAGAACTCTACCTACCTTATTCTCATGGAATATAATCAAGTCAGTATCTTTTGTATTTAAAGACTGTATAGAACCAAAGTCCTTGTTGTAATCATAGTAAGGACTATTAGCTAAGTTAAAGCTAGATAAACCATTTATAGACGCAGTGCTAGAGTATGTCTCTGAGTAGTATACAGAAGCTTCTAACCTTCTTTCTCTTGCGTTTGTACTTATAACATTTATTCTACCTTTACTATAGTGATTAGTCTGGTGGAAATCATTAAGGTAATAATCCTCAGGGAAGAAGGTCTCGTTAGACGCTCCATTATTAGTTGTACCCATATTTCTTGGCTTAAGGTAAACATCACCACCCTCTATTGTTAAGACAGCAGGAACTGAAGAAACTTCTAAATTCAATCCTTGATTGACAGAATAGTCAGAGTTTTGAGCAGAATCACCAGAGTGAGACCTATTGAATTTACCTGCGTTTATTATAGGTCTTTTATCTCCTATCTCGTAGTAAACCATACTATCTTCAGGTAAAGTTTTCTTAGGTCTATATATCTCAACGATAAGGTTTTCATAACCACTACCATCTAAAGAGAATCCTGTATGAGCTATACTTACTGTGCCACCTCCAGAATGATTTACTGCTGTTTGCTCAGGATCATTAACTCTAATATAAAATCCTGAAGTAAGATTAGTTATAGTTCCTATAGGAGAATCCTCATCTCCATCAACATAAAGATCATCACCAGCTATTTCTAAATCTACATAATCTGTAAATTTTTGTCTTCCATTTCCAGAATCAAAACTTATAAATCTTACTCTGTCTCCCTTAACAAAATTATATTCTAATTGAGAGTTAGTAGACTCATTATAACTCCAGTTTTCTCCTTTTAAAGACTGAAGACTCAAGTACATTTGTTTATCGTTATTATCACCAGCTATAACATTTACAACAGTCATCTGTATAAACTCATCAACAGTAGTATTACCTGTGTAATACATCTGATAGTTTGTAGCCCATAAAGGTGGTTTGTTATATATTTCAAGAGTTAACCTAGAGCTAGTACTTAATTCAGGACCTTCAGTCTCTGTGTAAAATGGATTGTAAGGTCTAGTACCATTTATCTTTTGATTATTTATTTCTACACCATAATCAGGACCAGCATTAACAAATGAACATCTATTTGTCTCGTCAAAGTAAGCTATACCAAAATTATGGAAAGCTCCTGTCTTAAAGGAAGATAAACCTAAATCTCCAGATATGAGGTTTGATAAATTGTTAGGCTTAAAATCTGAATCTTTGTCCCATTCTATAAATCCCCAAGTAAGAGCTGATGTTTGATTTTGAGTATTATATATAAACGTTATTTGTAAAAGTTTTGTAGAACTATCATAAGCTGCATCCTCGACATGACCAGTACCTCCAATACCTCCTGGTGTAAACTGACGATTTAAAACGTGAGTTACTAAACTTTCTCCTATAAAGTCTACGTCAGTTATACCACTAGCATTATATGGAGGAGCGTTAAAAGTTCCATGTCTATCTATGTCTCCAGCTCCAAAAGTATCTTTCGTAAAAGTCCAAGAATAATCTATATTAATAACCTGATTTCTATCAGGTAGTAAGTTTAAGTTTCCTAAGTACCACTTTTGCGTGTGTTTGGTGTTACCATTTGCAGGACCAAAATCAAATAACTCATCATCAATATCTGTCCACCCACCTACACTTGACTCATCAGAAGTTGGTAAACTTTGAGTAGAGCTTGTTAAAGAAGAATTATTATCTGATTTAAACTTAGAAAAAGCTACAATCTTAGTGTTATCATACCCCTCTAAAACGTTACCATAAGCTAATCTATTATTTGATAGTATAGTTTGTGCCTTAGCTAATTTTGGTACAGCATCAAACAACTTGTCTGAATCAGACTTATCAACAAAAGGATATATACCATTATTATAAAAAGGTATAACTGAGGTTGTATTTTCCTCACTATATTCAAAAGCACTATCAGCTATAAGCTCATTCTTTAACTTTTTAAGGTGTTTTATAAAGTCATTCTGAATAGTATCTACTAAGAAGAACTCTCCATCATTACCTTTTCTAGCTACAATCTCTATAGTATCAACATCTGATATAGTATCATCGTAATGAACATTAAGCATGTTAGCCATAGAGTTATAATCCTCAGCATTTACAGCTGAGTTCAAAGCAAACATAGGATCTATATTAATGTCTGATATAGCACTATAAGAAGTCATTTCTTCGTCTACATGCAGATACCTGTACTTAAACTGGAATAGGTTGTCTAGTATGTTATTTGTAGCAAAGCTAGAATTTGAATCTGGAATAACTAGTGGTCTATGTTCAGGCTGATGTTTTATAACATCAAAATATTTACTCTTCTCGTGGTAAGAACCATAGCTAATAAGAGGTGAATAAGCTTTCTCTTCTCCTATAACATTTGATGGGTCAGCATAAAGTATCTTACCTCTAACAGCTGTTGATGATCCTGCCCATGGACAATCAGTTATTATACCTACAGCATTTTGATCTCCAAACTTGACAGGGTTTCTTGTAACTGATGACACAGAATCCTCAACGTAGTTAGTCTCTAACTGAATGGTAGCACCACTTATAGAGTTTATCTGATAGTAGTAAGGAAAACCATTATCAGCTTGTATACCTATAAAGTCTCCTACAAAACTATTTAAGCCATGATTTGTAGATGAGGCAGTAATAGTACTACTACCATCACTTACAGTAAAAGTAATTCCTGTAAATGGTTTTCTAACTATGCCAAGAACTTTAGAGTAACCATTTATACCTATAATATTTGGATTACCTATAGTCTGTGATACTTGAGCGTATATATGATCACCTGCCTTGAAAGGGTGATTATTTTGTCCAGTACCTATGAAGACAGTACTAACCTGACTCTTATAATAAAAGTCTTTAAATATAAACTTAGGATTAGTTATATTTCTTTCGTTCTGCTTTCCTAACTCAACGTTTATCTTTCTAGGTCTGTTAAGGTTATCTGTAAAGTATAAAATATCATCTACCTTGTCTACTCCTGTTATCAAGTGTGAAGCACTAAAGTTTAATATATTATTCTCTTCAAGGTTACTAGATGGTCTATCATCCTGATAAACTGTCTCTATAGAGTCTGACATTAAGTCGTACTCTAGTATGCAGTCGTATTTTTTAGTACCCTCTTGGTTAACTACAAAGTAGTAAAGCTTATTATTTGGCTTATCTTCATATGTACCTATACAGGTGTAACCTAAAGATAGTATTGGCTCTACATGACTTGCAGCCTTTAAAGGGTTTTTTACAATCCTTCTAGAGGCTCCAGTGTAAGCTCTTGAAGTATTTAAGAATGAAGATCTACCCTGCTCAGATGCTAAGGATGTTTTTTCCCCTAAAAGGTTTATCTCTACTGCTGGAGTTGATGAAGTTGCTAAGTTGACTTTTTTAATACTAACATTCCTAAGCCACCCTGAAAAACCATAAGCACTACCTGCTGTAGCTTGAGCTGCAGAAAATCTTATAATATTACTATTATATGATGATCCAGTTCTTATTCTTACTCTTAAAGGATTTCCTGAACCATAATCTAAATAATCATTATTAATATCTTCGTAAGTTACACTTTTGCTAAGCATTATATTCCCCTGCCCCCAAGATGTATCTATTACATTATTTTGCGTTAAAGGTCCTGTATTGTCTCCTAAATCAACCTTAATACCTTCAAGTTGAGGAATTTTAAACGAAGTTTCAAACTCTATCTCGTAGACAGTATTAGACTCTAAAGTTACAGATTTTGTTAAAAAGTGATCATCTTCAACCTCATCGTTGGCTGAAGAAGAACCCCAACCAGTACTACTATTAAAATTCCAATTACCATTTGAACTAAAACCACCATTATCAGTTGTAGTAATTCCAGTGCCAGGTAGTATGTCGCTTCCTATACTTTCATCTGTTCCTGGTTGTGAAGGTAAAGATGCAATATTCCAGTAGGTTATCGAGTCAGAAAGAATATTACTTATATCATTAATATTATTATTTGCTGCAAACTCCCAGCCTGAAGATCCAGAAATGACTGTAACGGTAAATCTTAAACCATTATTTATATCATTATTTTGCTGATCTTGAAATTCAAAACTAGATATATCAGGATCATTAATATTAGTAAAAAAATTAAAATTTTCTATTGTAAGCCTTAAAACTGAACCTCCTATGCTTATAAAGTGATTATGAGGCACTTCAGCATAATTCCCACTATGTGGCATACCTGAATCATCAAATTGATGACAGCTATTTAATATTACTCCTGAGTAATTGTAATATTCATTTGTACTGTCTGATAAGTTCACAACGTAGTTAGGTTCTTGAAATTCTTCGTAACCATCTACATTTTCATTTCTAAAATAAAGCTTAATATTATCGTCTAAACTAGAGCTAATATTAAAATTACCATAAACGACAAAGGTGTACGTATCATGAACTGTTTGAGTAGTAGTAGGATTATTAGCTAAATTTTCAGCTGCAAGTACCAATGCGTCTATCTGTTCTTGAATAGAGTTTGATGACTCAGTATAACCCTCTGTCTGATCCAAAACAGTTTGAGCAGTTGTATTAGCTATAGTGTTAATATCCTCTTGAGCATCTGCTACAGTACTTCCAGTAACCGTAGTAATAGTACCAGTCAAATTTTCTATAATACCAAGAAGGTTTATAATATCCATTTGATAACCAACACTCTGATTAAAAAGATCGTCTATTACAGGAAGTGAAAAATTTTCAGCATATGAATAACCGTTTGAAAAACCTAGATCATAAGAAGTTTGATTATCTGATGTAATATCTACTGAAGCAATACCTTCATAATAAGCACTCAAAATTTGAGTTTGAGTTGAAGCTTGACCTGCGTTATAACCTTCTGCATAAGCTGCATCTGATACATCTTGGTTATCAGTTGTAATATCTAAAGTTAACACCTGAAGTAGTAAGTCGTTAATTTGAGATGCAAAATCAGAGAATATTCCTCCATTTATATTGACTCCATCAGGAACTTTTATTAGTGATATATTATCTATAATAGTTCCTCCAGGAGAATCATAAATACTTTGAAATCTTACTTGAATACTTTGAGACCCTACCATTCCTGTTAGGTTAACTTCTTGAGTGTAAAAACCACTTTCAGTAATTTCAATTAAAGGATTCCATGAACTTCCACCCCCTGATATTCCTTGTTGCCCAGATTTTTCAACTAAGACATCTACGTCATGAGCATGAACAACGCTAAAGGATAAAACGTATATACCATTAGTCTGAGCTCCATTAACACTAATCACAGCTCTAGAAGATCCTGGCGTTTGTTCAGAAACAAGAGATTCATCTTGAACTATCCAATTTTCTGAAATACTTACTGAATCATCTGCGTTACCAGTAAAATCACCATGAGTGATTAGGTTCGTAAGAGGAAAGGCAGTTTGTAAAGCATCTAACGCTGAATTTGCGTCAGACAATTGAGATTCTAAATCAGAAATAGTATTAGTAGCAGCATTTAAATTTTCTTGAGTTGCGTTGGTATTTGATAATTGATTAGAGTAATTATTAGCACTATCAATTAAGCTATTAATATTATTTATCAAGTTACTAGCACTTACACTATTAAGAGTTAAATCAAGATTAGTAACAAGATTATTGTAACTACCATCTTCATTTGATAGACTTAAAATATTAGTATTAAGGCTTGATATAAAGCTAACTAAACCTGTATACTCACTCTGAAGAGTTCCTAAAGCGTCTGAGTAATCTTGTATAGTATTAAAGACATCGTCTGTATCTAGTGCGTCTGCAGCAGATACTGCAGCCTGAATAAAACCTTCTAAAGATACAATATCATTTTGAAGATCCTCTGTTAATTGTGAATCTGTAAGAGTAGCACTATTAATAGTTGTTATCATCCCCTGTGCAGAAGATACTAAACTATCTAAAATACTTGTAGCAGAGTTATAACCACTTATTAAATCTGTTAAACTTAATCCTGATCCTAAAATCTGATTTTCTAAGGCTTGCAAAGAATCCTCAGATGTTGACAAAAGATCTTCAGCAGCTGCTAACTCATTCAAAAGAGACGCATAGTCTTCAGAAACCTCCTTTACTGATACGTTATCTATTGAACCTGCAAATGGATTTGACAAGTCTGATTGAATAATTACATCAGTTCCAGAACCATTACCATTAAAAACTTCAGTATAAATACCTACTTTAGTGTAATACGAGTTAACTGAACTACCATTAAGCCTTACACCACAACCACCTTCTGTTATAGAAGTAATCTCAAAAGATACAAGCCAATTTTTATTATTAGCAGTAGTAAATGTTTGTTTTAACTCGTTCCCAGATGATAGAGCTGTTCTATTAGCAGTTTCACCACTAATAGTCCAAGTACCTTCTTTTGTCCAGTCAAGACTGTCAGTATCAAAAGTACCATTAACAACTAATTCACTTCCTATAGAATTATTTACAGAATCTTGAAGATTTGAAACTTGTTCGTTTAACTCAGCA